CGTCACCTCAGCTTCTGGAGCAACTGATTCAGGCGTGAAAGTAACTGTTTCTGGTCTTGATGGGGGTTTCAACGAACTGACGGAAGAGGTTACATTGAACGCTTCTGGCACAGCCACTACAAGTGGGCTGTTCCGAAGAGTTTTTAGAGTTTTTATTTCCGGCTCCTCCGCTCCTGCTGGTAATGTGAATATAAGTAACAGTGGGATTACATATGCTCGTGTGACAGCTGGCGAAAATCAAACTCTTATGGCTGTGTACACAGTCCCCGCCGGAAAATCTTTATACATACATAACGGGACCGCAACTCACGGTACAGACACTTCCGGCGCTTTCATGACAATTCGATTCATGCTTCGAGCACCGGGCGGCGTTTTCCGAACAGCAGTTAAAATTGATGTCACTGGCTCTGAACTATTGTTTCCTTTTAATTACCCTCTTCGTCTTCCAGAAAAATATGACCTTGAGGTCCGCGCTATTTGTAACAAAAATCAAGTCAATGCTGTTTCTGCTACATTTGAAGGCGTGATAGTTAACGAACAAGGACCGTTGTGATGGCAAAGATCGACAAGTCCAAAATGAAATGCAACAAACCTCGCCGCCAGGTTTCAGGTGGTAAGAAGTTTGTCGTTAAAGCATGCGAAAACGGAAAAGAAAAGATTGTTCGTTTTGGTGATGCTAACATGAAGATTCGCAAATCAAACCCCAAGGCGCGTAAATCGTTCCGCGCCCGTCACGGTTGCGATAAGGGAACTTTGAGTAAGCTCAAAGCAAGGTACTGGTCATGCAAGAAGTGGTAGTCATGAAAGCAGAAGATGTTCTTAAACAACTAGAGGTTCACGAGGCTGAATGTAATCTCCGTTACAAGCGGATTGAAGAACGGTTAGACGATCAAAAGAAAACCCTTGATCGAGTTGATATGCGCTTGTGGGGTTTAGCAGCGTTAATAGTTGGTTTAGCAATCGCCGAACGGTTTGTATAATGACGATTAGTCGGTCACAGACAGCAAAGCAGGTGACTACAGTGCCAAGTAAATCAAAGACAAAGAAAGACGCGTGCTATCATAAGGTCAAGTCTCGCTACAAGGTTTGGCCTTCAGCATATGCAAGTGGCGCGTTAGCCAAGTGCCGTAAGGTTGGTGCCAAGAACTGGGGCACCAAGAAAACGAAGAAGATGTAATGGCTGTCCGTAAGACAAAAAAAGGCGCCGAACTTCGTAAATGGTTTGGTCAAAACAAGGGCAAAGGCTGGGTCGATTGTAAGACCGGCAAGCCTTGTGGGCGCTCCGGGAGCAGTGATAAGCGTAGAAGTTATCCTGCTTGCCGCCCGACAAAAGCGCAGTGCAAGTCTGCAGGCGCAAAGACTGCGATGAAGAAAAAGACTTCTTCAAAACGTGTGAACTGGAAAGGAAAGAAATCATGAACTGTGGTGGAAAGAAAAAAGGCTACAAGCTTGGCGGAGCTGTTTGCGCTAAGTGCGGCAGCAAGGCTGGTGGCTGCTCGTGCAACCAGCAAAAGTTCGCATACGGCGGCATGGTCAACAAAAAGAAGAAGTAAGTTATGGCAACTTCAGGATCAATTGATTTCAACCTTGATGCAGCAGACATCATTGAGGAAGCATATGAGCGGTGCGGGCTAGAAGTTCGCACGGGCTATGATGCGCGTACAGCGCGGCGCTCGATGAATATTATGTTTGCAGACTGGGCGAACCGAGGTGTAAACCTATGGACCGTGCGCCAAGGCACGCTGACGCTGGTCCCAGACACCGCAACGTACAATGAAGACAATGGTCTTGATGCTGGAATGTCTGACATTCTTGAGGTTGCATTACGTCGTGACGGAACGGATTATGAGGTAGATCGAATCAGCCGCGGCGAATATCTTAATGTGCCAAACAAAACTACTTCAGGACGCCCTTCGCAGTTCTACTTCAACCGTCAGATTAAACCTGAAGTGACGCTTTGGCCGGTGCCTGATGCGGCGGATTCTTTGGTGTATTACTACATCAAGCGGATCCAGGATATTGATACGTCGAAGAACGATGCTGAAGTTCCTTTCCGTTTTGTGCCGTGTATGGTTGCGGGGCTCGCTTACTATATAGCGATGAAAAAAGCACCGGACCGCATTCAATTGTTAAAAGCGGTGTATGAGGAAGAGTTCCAGCGTGCGGCGGATGAAGACGAAGATCGTGTATCTTTAAAGCTACAACCTGATATTCAGTACATTAGGTTCTAAAAGTGGCACGTTACGCGGCAGGCAATAAAGCATACGGAATATCAGACCGCTCTGGTTTCCGTTACCGTCTGCGTGAAATGAAGAAAGAGTGGAACGGCTTGATTGTGGGCCCGGACGAATATGAGCCGAAACACCCGCAACTTGAAGCACCACGCGTAGGACCAGATCCACAGGCACTACGGAATCCCAGACCTGATCAAACAGAAACAGTTTCTGTCTATATAGGCACGGATGTCGTAGGATTACCTATTGAAACCCCACGGGCCATTGGCAAAGCTGGGACAGTTACGGTGACCATATCATGAGTTTTACATACGCACAGCTTAAACAGGCGATTCAGGATTACACGGAAAATGACGAGACTAGTTTCGTCACAAACCTGCCTGTATTTATCCGTGCTGCAGAAGAACGCATTTTAAAAAATGTTCAGACTTCGCTTTTTAGAAATAACGCAACAGCAACAATGACCTCTGGTAATCAATTTCTAGCCACTCCAACTGATTTCTTGTCGCCTTTTTCGTTGTCGTTTACTGATAGTAACAATGACAAAAACTTTCTTTTGTTTAAAGATGTAAACTATCTTCAAGATTTTAACCCAGATCCTACGGACACGGGTGCCCCACGTTTTTATGCTCAATTTGACGTTGCTAATTTTATAATTTCACCAACTCCGGATGATGATTATTCGGTTGAGTTACATTATTATTATCGTCCAGAGAGCCTTACAGCTCTGGGAGAGAATGAAACAACTTGGTTAAGTGTAAACGCGCCATTGGCATTATTGTATGGATCGTTAACCGATGCTTATACTTACATGAAAGGTGAAGCAGATTTAATAAGCAATTATTCTCAACGGTTCACTGAAGCAGCTTCTAGCTTAAAACAACTTGGAGAGGCCAAAGCAACAATGGATCAATATCGTTCAGGTCAGGTTATGAGAGCAAAACAATAATGTTTGAGGTTAAGGTTGGCTCTTCCTTGGACGCCTTTAAAGTCTGCACTACAGACAATAGAGGGCATTCTCCAGAAGAAGTAGCAGAATTATGCGTAAACAAGTTGATTTCTGTTGGCGACAACAGTCATCCGGCTTTGCAAGCGCAAGCACGAGCTTTCCGTGATCGGATGCTCGCAGTTATAACCCATTACATTAAAATGGGGATAGAGCAAGACCGTGCTACAATATGCACTGAGCTTAGTAAAGCAGGCCACAGCGATGTGGTAGATATTTTAAGGAGACTGTAACATGGCGTTTACTGGAAACTTTATGTGTACCAGCTTTAAACAAGAATTAATGACTGGAACGCATGATTTTACAAACAGCACGGGTAACACTTTTAAGCTTGCTTTGTATGACAACAATGCGTCATTCACTGCGGCAACGACTGCGTATACTGCGACAGATGAAGTGGGTGACTCTGGAACTTACTCTGCAGGCGGCGGGACGTTGACAAACGTGACACCGACAACATCGTCTACAACGGCGTTCACTGATTTTGCAGATTTATCTTTTACTTCTGCGACAATCACTGCTCGTGGAGCGTTGATTTATAACGACACGGCAGCAGGTGACCCGACTGTAGTTGTTTTGGATTTTGGTTCTGACAAAACTTCAACGTCGGGTACGTTTAGTATTGTCTTTCCAACAGCCGATGCATCTAACGCGATTATTCGGATAGCGTAATGTCTGACGCCACTGTTTTTTTCGAGGGCTGGGGTCGCAGCGCCTGGAACAGTGGCACGTTTGGAGAGCCAGACTTAACGCCTGGGGCAGTAGGTGCTGTTGGGGTAGTTGAAATCCCTATATCAGCGTCTGTTTCTTTAACAGGGTTAAGCAGTACCGCTTCGGTTGAAGGCGTGACTGTCACGACTTCTGTAAGTGTTACTTCTGGTGATTTAGCAGCAAGCGGATCTGTTGGACCTGTTACAACAGCGGTTGGACAGGGTGTTACTGCAAGTGTTACTGGTGTAGAAACGACAGGTACTGTTGACTCCGTCACAGTGCAAACATCCGTTGCGCCGGTTCAAACAGGGTTAGTGGCAACTGGCGAAGTTGGCAATCTCTTCTTTAGTATTGATGTCCCTGTCACTGGTTTAGAAGCAACAGGTGTAGTTAATGGGCTACCAGCAGATGTTGATGCTTTTGTTGCTGGATGGGGACGATTTGGCTGGAACGAGTTAGCTTGGGGCGAGGGAAGTCCTTCGTTAGAGGCTAACGCTCTTGTTGGTTCCGTTACTATTACAGGTGCTGCTTCCGTTACCCCTGGAAGTTTAGAGGCGACCGGTGAGGTTGGGGTTGCTCAAGGTGTTTCTGAAAGTGAAGCGTTAGTTACTGGCATAGAAGCAACGGGCGTTGTCAACAGCGTCACTGTTACAGGTACCGCTTCTGTTACCCCTGGAAGTTTAGAAGCAACCGGACAAGTTAACGAAGTATTAGTACCTACGGTTGCAGCGTCAGGCTTGGAAGCAACTGGTTCTACGGGCTCGGTCACAGTACAAACATCTGTTGCTCCTGTTCAATCAGGCTTGGAAGCAACTGGTAACGTAGGTGGCGTTACTGCTTCCGCTTCTGTTGTAATTCCGGTAACATTTTCTGCAAAGGGGACAGGTGCAGTTGGCTCTGTTACACTGCCAGTGGATGTTTCTGTGCTAGTGTCTTCGCCAGAAATAACAGGAGCTGTTGGAAATGTTCTTCTTTGGAGTAAAATTAATCCAACGCAGGACCCAAACTGGACTAATATAGCGGCTTAGAGGATTTTTAAATGCCTAGTACATATTCAGACCTCAAGATTGAGTTAATTGCAACGGGCGAACAGTCTGGTTCTTGGGGCTCAACGACAAACACAAATCTTGGAACGGCGCTTCAAGAGGCAATTACCGGAAGAGCAAACGCAAATTTTGCTTCTGATGCAGATTTAACCCTTGGCTACACAGACACTAACGGAGCCCAGGTTTTCCGTAATCTGATTCTCAATGTTACAAGTGGCGTGTCTTTGACCACTACTCGAAACTTAATTGTGCCAACAATTGATAAGTTATACATCGTTGAAAACAATACAACGGGTAGTCAAAGCATTGTTGTCAAAACTTCTGCAGGCACAGGTATTACTGTTCCAAACGGATCAACAGCAATTGTATATGCGGACAGCACTAATGTTGTTAACGCAGTTAGTTACAGCCCTTCACTTGAGATTGACTCGGTTAACATCGATGGTGGAGCAATCGACGCGGTAACAATTGGCACAAACGCTGTTGCGACCGACATCCGTGTAGACAATCTTCAATTAGACGCAAACAAGATTTTGTCAACAGACACGAACGGAAATGTTCAGCTTGAGGCAGATGGAACTGGATTTATTGAGCTTCGTGGAAATACAAATTCGGCCAAGCTTCGGTTAAACTGCGAAGTAAATACCCATGGTGTTACAATCGCAAGCCCGCCACACAGTGCCGGTGCAACATATGAGCTTGAGCTACCTGATGCAGATGGCACGGACGGACAAGCACTTGTGACAGACGGCAATGGTAAGCTATCGTTCGCAAGTGCAGGTATTTCAACTGGTAAGGCCATCGCAATGGCCATTGTGTTTGGTTAAGAGGATTAAATAATGGCCGCACCGAATATTGTAAACGTATCAACGATTACAGGGAAAACAGATCAGGTTAGTTTAACAACCACGAGCGCAACCGCTGTTGTTTCAAACGCCGCATCATCTGGGAAAGTGTTCAAGATTAACAGCTTGATTGTGTCGAACGTCGATGGCGCATCAGCCGCTGACATCACTGTTGCTGTATACAGCGAAGATGATATTGGCGGTACAGCGACCGAGCTAGTCTCAACTGTTTCTGTCCCTGCTGACGCATCTCTGGTCGTTATCGATAAGAACACTG